TTCTGGACTGACCCGGCCCAAGTCCCGCCACCACAGCCACAGCCGAACCCTGAGCAGATCAAAGCCCAGGCCGAGGCGCAGAAGCTCCAGTTCCAAGCCCAGCAGGCCAAGGAGATGAAGCAGATGGATTTGCAGGACTCGGCGATGAAGTTCCAAGCCGAGATGCAGATGCAGAAGGAAATCGACGCCAACCGCCAAGAGTGGGAAGCGCGGCAGAAGACCTTGGAGCTTCAACAACAGGCCCAGCTTGACGCACAGCGCCAGCAGTTCGAGACCGAACGCGAGGCTATGCGCTTGGACTTTGAACGCTGGCGGGTTGAATACACCTCTGCGGTGGACATGAAGAAGCACAACGACGCTCAGGCGATGCAGGGCATGCAGCACGCCCGCGAGGACATGCGCGAGGAACGTGCCGCGTTCAATGCTCCTGAGGCTAGCGAATGACCCCAGAGCAGCAATCGAACCGGGCTGATGAGGCTCAGTACCTCCTGAGCAATCCTCTGTTGCAGGAGGCTCTAGCCGCCATCGATGCCGAAGTGGTCAGCCAGTGGGAGCAATGCCCCGCCCGCGACAAAGACGGCAAAGAAGCCTTGTGGCAGTTGCTCAAGACCTCCAAGAAATTCCAGCGACTCCTGACCGGCTATGTCGAAACCGGAAAGCTCGCCAAAGAGAACTTAAAGCGCCACGAATCGAGTCTCTTAGACCGCTTCAAACGCTAACCGAATCCCGCAAGGGGTACGCGGCCCGCCCTAAACCAGCGGGCTTTTTTGCGCCCTAACTAGGCGCCTTTTACTTTGTGAGTGTTTTATGGACACCGATCCGAACCCGGAAGTGTCTGCGCTACTGTCTGCGCTTGATGACTCCCCCCCGCAAGATGCCACCGATACCGGCGAGGCAGAAGGCGCGGAGGAGCTAGAGGCTGGCAGTGCTGATGATGAATCAGCGCAGGACGAAGCATCAGACGACGCAGAACCGACCCCGCTAAAGGTCGAGTTCGATGGCAAAACATGGGAACTCCCACCGGGAACGCCCCCAGAGTTGGCCCAAGGCGTCAAGAAGATGGCCGACGAACTGAAGGCCGACTACACGCGCAAAACGCAATCAGTCGCTGAGATGACGCGCCATGCCGAGGAGCGATCCAAGGCGGTGCAACAGCAAGCGGAGCTTGTCGCAGTCACCTCCACCAAGGTAGTGGAGTTGCGAGAAGTGCAGCGGCAGATTGAACAGATCGAAGCCATCGATTTCAACGCGCTAGCCGACCAAGACCCGCAGCAGGCCATTCGCTTGCAGGCGGTTCATACCCGGCTCTTACAGCAGCGCGAGGCGAAGCAACGAGAGTTCTTTGAGACCAAGCAGCAAGCCGAGGCACTGACCGCCCAACAGCGTCAGCGAGCCCTAGAGCAAGCCGCGGCGGAACTTAAGAAAGCCGTTCCCGACTTCACCCTAAAGATGGCGCAAGCAATCCGCGAGAACACCCGCGCTTACGGTTTCTCAGATGCCGAACTTGAGAACGTCACAGATCACCGCCTTGTCCTTGTTCTCAAGGATGCGATGTCCTGGCGTCAGTTGCAGGCACAGAAGCCCCAGGCAATGAAGAAGGTAGCCGAAGCCCCGCGCTCTATCAAGCCGCAGGCACCAGCACCCAAACGTGAAAACCAGTCAGCAGCGGAGCGCCTGAAGAAAACGGGCCGCGCTTCTGAACTCATCAATTTCCTCTAAGGAACCGAAATGGCACAACCAGCAGAAACCTTTGACAGCTACGACGCTGTTGGCAATCGTGAAGACCTGCAAGACAAGATTTATATGGTCTCCCCTGAAAAGACCCCGGTCATGTCTGCCGGTCGTCGCTTCAAGGCAACCCAGCGTTTGCATGAGTGGCAACGCGACTCCCTGGCAACTCCGAACGCTGCAAACGCGGTTATCGAAGGTGACGACCGCACCGGCACCGCACTGACCGCGACCAGCCGCGTTGCGAACACTACGCAGCTCATGGACAAGGTGGCGATTGTTTCCACCACGGACGAAAAGAGCAAAGCCGCTGGCCGCTCGTCGGAGATGAAGTATCAGATCGCCATGAAGGCGATTCCTGAACTCAAGCGCGACGTGGAAGCCATGTTGATTTCCAACGCTGTTGCCGTGCTGGGCAACTCCACGACCGCACGCCGCTCGGCTGGCATTGGCCGTATGTTGTTCACCAACATTTCCCACGGTGTTTCGGGTGCAACTCCTGCCCATACCTCGGGCTTGGCAACCTCGGCCCTGACTGCCGGCACGAACCGTACCTTCACGGAAACGCTGTTGAAGACGGTGCTGCAAAGCATCTACACCAACAGCGGCGAGCAGCCTTCGATGGTTTCGCTCACTCCGAGCCACAAGGCGGTGTTTTCGGGCTTCGCGGGTATCGCTGCAAACCGCCGTGAGACCGGCAAAAAGCAAGCCGCAATCGTGGGTGGAGCCGATGTCTACATTGGAGATTTTGGAGAACTTTCTATCATCCCCAACTACGTCCAAGCAACGGCCAACAACGACACCGCTCTGATCTTGAACCCCGAGCACTACGGCGTCGCCTTCTTGCAGGACTTCCAGACCACGCCGCTTGCCAAGACCGGCCACACCAACAAGGAGATGGTGTTCTGCGAAGTTACCGCAGTGGTGACCAGCGAGACCGCCCACGGAAAAGTGGCAAATATCACCCCGTAAGCCTTCCTACCAACTGAACCACGCCCGCCCGGGGAAACCTTGGCGGGCTTTTTTATGTCCACATTCAAGCTCACCGAACACGACGCACAGACCGGCATCACCACGACCGTGCATCACACAGGCTCGCAAGTGGTCATACAAAAGACCGAGGACGTGGAGCCCCTCTTGCGCGCAGCAGCCGCAGAGCGCGATTGGAACCAAGGCCAGCGATGGGGCGACGGCATGAAGAAGGTAGGCACTGTGCCTATGTCAGTCGTCGCCAAATTCATGCGCCAAGACGGCGGCTTTGACTCCAAACGCTGCGCCGCTTGGCTCAAAGAAAACCCCGCCTTTGTGGTCTATGACAGGTTCCTTCTGAAATGACCTACACCGAGTTGATTGCCCAGGTAGCGGCGTTCTCGCACCGCGCAGACCTTGCCACTCTCATGCCTACCTTTGTCGGCTTGGCAGAGGACAAGCTAAACCGTGCGCTGCGAGTGCGGCAGATGGAAGAAGCGCTGACCAGTACTGCCATTGACGCATTCAACGAAGTTGCCTTGCCTGCCGATTTCCTGGCAATGAAGCACCTATGGGCTACGGACTTGCCACAAGCCCGCCTAAAGCCGCAAACGCTTGAAGCCATCGTGAGCCGTGGCCGGTTCAACGGAACGCCTACAGCCTACGCAGTGACCGGCTCGGCTCTCAAGTTCGACGGATCGGGCGATGTGCAGGGCGTCTATTTCAAGCGCCTTCCTAGCCTTGTCAGCAACTCCACCAACTGGCTCTCCGAAGCGCACCCGGACGCCTATCTCTGGGCAACCCTGGAGGCTCTTTCCTCCTACACCCTTGACGCAGGGCAGGGCGCTTTGTTCTCGGCCAAGGCCGGCGAGGCAGTGCAGGGCATTCAAGGCGCAGATATGCGCGACCGTTTCAGCGGCCAGCTAACCGCATCTGTGAGGTAACCCTTGGCAGTCGATTCAGCAACAACCATTGCCGCGCTCAATACGGCACTGCCCACAGGCGCAGACCCCAAGAGCGAGGGTGACGACAATTTTCGTCACATCAAGACGGTCATTAAGGCAGCGTTTCCGAACGTAGCCGGGGCGGTCTCCGCGACGGATGTAGAGCTTTCTCGCTTGGCTGGCGTTACCTCTGGCGTGCAGACGCAGCTAGACGCCAAGGCCGGCACGGCATCTCCTGCATTCAGCGGCACGCCAACAGTGCCCACAGCAAGCAACGGCACCAGCACCACGCAGGCGGCCAGCACGGCGTTTGTGCAAGCTGCCATCGCGGCAGTGAACGCACAGACCGGCGTCACGCTCTCGATTGACTCAGCAGCAGCCATCACAGCCACGGCAGGCCAGCACATCGTTTGCACCAACGCGGCAGCGGTAACCGTGACCCTTCCGGCCTCTCCAAGCGCAGGCGCAACGGTTTGGGTTACCCCGGGCAATGGCCGCACTGACAACGTAATCGCCCGCAACGGCCAAAACATCATGAGCCTTGCGGAAGACATGACGCTAGACAACGCAAACGTGACCGTGCAACTGCGGTTCATCAATTCCACGCTCGGATGGAGGCTCGTATGAGCACGCTTTCTCAATTCGCAGGCGGCGGCATTAAGTCGATCCAGCGCGGCACATCGTCGGCAGCTTCGGTCACGATTTCAGCCGTCAACACAGCAAAAACAGAGTTGCGACTACTTGGCAACTCCAACGCCTTCCAGTACATCACGCTGACGAACAGCACCACGATAGACCGCGCTGGCGGCTCAGGAACGTGGTCCTGGGAACTTACGGAGCGGTTTTGATGCACTACTACGCACAAATCGATTCCGGCAAGGTCGTGGCGGTTACGCAGGCCAGTGGCCCAATCGACTCGCCAAACATGGTCAGCATTGCAGAGTTTGACCGCACATTGATTGGCGCGACCTACGCCAGCGGAGTGTTCACCCGCGTTGTCGTGTCGCCAGTCCCCCAATCCGTGACCATGCGCCAAGCCCGCCTTGCCCTCTTGGGTGCGGGCAAGCTGGCCGAAGTTGATACGGCCATCGCGGCACTGTCTGAGCCCACCCGCACCGCTGCGCAGATCGAATGGGAATACTCCAACGAAGTGCAGCGCAGCAACGGCATCGTGAGCCAGCTCGGCCCGGCGCTTGGGCTGACCGAGGCGCAGATCGACGCGCTCTTTGTGGCGGCGGCTGCCCTGTGATTCGCATTGCCTTCCGCTACGGTGACAAGCGGCTGTTTTCTCGTCTTGTCTGCCTTTTCCAAGGTGGAGACAGCGCGCACTGCGAGGCGGCTTGGTCGTGGCGTGGTGCTACGCATGACTGCGTAAGCGCCAGTTTCCTAGATGGTGGAGTGAGGCGCAAAGCCATTGCCCTAAGCCCTGCAAAGTGGCGCGTCTACGAAGTTCCCGGCGAGCCTCTAGAGGTTGTGGAGTGGTACGGCAGGCACGCACGCGAGGGCTATGACTGGCTCGGGCTGATGGGCTTTGCCTTCCGCCGCATCAAGGGATTCGCCAATCGTAAGTTTTGCTCTGAGGCGTGCGCATCCATCATGGGGCTACCCGATGCGCACAGGTACGACCTTGCCTTGCTTGAAAGTGTTTGCATGCGCTACGGGCGGCGCGTTTCCGTGGATGACCCAAGCTAATGCCTAACGTCACCATTCCATCGCTCGGGCAGTACGGGGTAATAGCCGACCAGCCGCCCCAAGAGTTGCCAATCAACGCTTGGACTTCGTGCGAGAACGTGCGCTTTCGTGGCGGGAATGTGGAGCGGCTTGGCGGGCATGTGTCGGTGTTCACGGCCCCCTCAGTGACCCCGCTGTTTGTCGTGCCTTATCAGACGCAGACAAAGCGTTTCTGGATTCACTGCGCCACGAATAGCGTCTTTGCTGACGATGGCACCACGCGCAGCAACATCACCGGCACGACGCCAACAGGCACGGCGGCAGACCGTTGGAACGCGGCTGTTCTGAATGGCGTTCTGTTGCTCAATAACGGCGTGGACTCCCCGAGTTATTGGGGCGGCACCGGCACGCTCGCTGCGCTCCCGGGGTGGTCTTCTTCGTGGAAGTGCAAGAGCATTGGAGCCTTCAAGGCGTTCGCTGTTGCCGTGGGCATTACCAAGAGCGGCACGTTTTACCCGCACATGGTCAAGTGGTCAGACACCGCAGACCCGGGCAGCGTGCCTAGCTCATGGGATGAGGCCGACGCCACCAAGCTAGCGGGTGAAGTTGACCTAGCAGAGACAACCGACCTCATCGTCGATCAGTTGGTTCTAGGCGATGCAAACCTGATCTACAAGGAGCGCAGCATCTACGCGATGCGCTTCATTGGTGGGACGCAGGTTTTCGAGTTCCGCAGGGTTCCCGGGAGCGTGGGCATGCTCGCCAAGGGCTGCGCGGCAGTGACCCCTAAAGGGCATGTGGTCCTGGCAAACGGTGACTTGGTTCTTGTGGACGGAATCAACGAGCCGCAAAGCCTCTTGGCCGACCGCTTGAAGACGTTTCTGTTTTCCTCGCAGATCGACTCCGCAGCATCGCAAAAATGCTTTGTGGTCTCCAACCCTCCGCGCTCTGAGGTTTGGGTTTGCTATCCCGAGGTAGGTGAGACAACCTGCACCCGGGCGCTTGTGTGGAACTGGGAAAGTAACACGTTCGGCTTTCGTGACCTGCCCAGCGCAAACCACGCAGCCTCGGGGCTCTTGGAGTACACCACTGGCACCTCATGGACTTCGGACGCTGACACGTGGAACACCGATGCGAGCCTCTGGAACCAAGACGAGTTTGGCCCGACTGAGCCGCGCTTAATCATCGCCAGCAATGCCCCGGGCTTGTACCTGGCCGACGCTGGCGCGAGCTTCGCGGGCTCGGCAATCCCTGCGCACGTTGAACGAGTCGGGATGGCCTTTGATGCGCCCGAGCAAGTCAAGTTGCTGCGCTCAGTCGTTCCACGCTTTGACGCGCCGGCAGGCACTCAGTTGCTCATCAGCGCAGGCGGGTCAATGGACGCAGAGCAGGGGGCCTCGTTTGGGGCTCCCTTTGCGTACACGGTGGGCAGTTCATACAAGGCTGACGTTTTCGCTACGGGTCGCTTTTTAGCCCTGCGAATCGAGTCAGCAGGCGGCGCACGTTGGAGGCTCAAGAGCATGACGCTTGATGTGCAGCCAATGGGCACTTATTGATTTTCAAGGAGTAAGTTATGGCTACAGGGGACGTGAAATGGTTTGCTCAAGGGGTCTTAGACCTCGGGAACAAGATCCACAACCTTGCGAGTGACGCGCTGCAATTGGGCATCGTGACCGCTGCAACCGTGCCAAGCATGAGCACAGCCGGCCCGCATTGGGGCGGCACTGGAACGACCAACTTCGCGACGAACCAAGTCGGCACAGGCGGCGGCTATACCGGCCCCATCACCTTGGCCTCTGTGACTTGGACGAACGTATCTGGCGTGCTGACCCTGCGCGCTACCGATGTGGTCATCCCCCAGAACGCGAGCGGTTTCAGCAACGGCGCTTACGGGATCATCTTCAACAACACCGACGCCAATAAGCGCGCGATTGCCTACGTTGAACTCAGCGCGGCGGGTACTTCGTCCATTGTTTCCGGCTCATTGACGATTGATTGGCAGGGCGCAGGTACTGACGTTCTGCGCATTACCCCGACCTAAGGAGACACCATGCCAACCACCTTTTCCGCAGCAGTTCGCAACGCCCGCTTGTCGGCCCTCGTCACCCAGCTTGGCAGCGGCGCAATCCTCCGTGCCTACAACGGCACCAAGCCGGCCAGCCTGGGCGCAGTGACATCGCAGACCCTCATGGCCTCGCTGACCTTTGGCACTGATGTCACGGCGGCCAACGGCGGCACGGCTGGCGGCGTCACTGGCGGCGTGCTCACGTTCGGCGGCTTCACGCAGACCAACGGCAGCCACGTTGCCGGCACGCCTACCTGGGTGCGACTTGTCACCAGCGGCGGCACGATCATTTGCGACATCGATGTAGGCGCCGGCTCGACCAATATCCAGTGGCCCAGTGCCATCGTGACGAGTCAGAACATCACCGGGTCGCTGACGATCACTGACGGCAACGCCTAAGCATGGTCGCACCCTACACGCGCAGCTACTACGCGAGCAACCCCCCGACGATGCTGGCCGGTCGTTTTGGGGGCGGCTTTGCGGGTGCTGTGCAGCTCGGTGGCGTTGCGCTGGCGGGGAGCTTTGATGGGCCTGTCACGCCCACTTGGCTGCAAAGCCAGCCGCTCAACACCTGGGTGGAAATCGCCGGCACCAGCGGCGCGGGTGGCGCTTCAATCGATGCCTACTCAGGCATGACACTTAGGCCCGATACCAGCGAGCTATTCATCGCCCTGGCAGGCGGGCACCAAGACAGCTCTGACAACCGCGTCGTTTCGCTGCGCTTGACCGACAACGCCCCCGCCTGGACTTTGAGAAACCCCTCGTCCACGGTTTTCGCTGAGGATGTGGCGTACTACCCGGACGGCAAGCCATCGAGCCGGCACACCTACGGCCATTTGCACTGGTCAGCGACGAAGCAGCGGCTCGTGACGCTCGGGGCTCGTTTCGTATTCGGCCAACCCGGCGAGCAGCAGCCGACCGTTGACACCTTTAACCCGGCCACAAACACCTGGGATGCAGCCGGCACAAACCCCAACGCCCCGGCTGGCTGGTATGGCGAGGTGCTTGATGCCAACGGCGATGGGTGGTCGTTCTTGACGCCTGCCCTTGGGGCTCGCAAGTGGACGGCCAGCACGGGCGCATGGTCAAACCCCGGCGTCACGGTTCCCACTGGCTGGGTGCGCCGGCCCTGGGTGCTGGACACGCTGCGCGGCTCGCTCTTTGGCCTGTGCTGGAAGGACAACGAAAACCAGCCCAGCGCCCCGACTGCTGTGAACGCAGTGCGGCACACGGGCACCACGCAAACAGCCATCACGTTCAACGCCAGCGCAGCACTGACGCAGTTTCAGGCCGACCAGTCTTACTACGCTGGCATGTGCTACGACGCCGACAACGATCGATTCCTTTGGTACAGCGGGCAGGGCGCCGCAGCGGGGCGGGTGTACGTCATCACGCCCAACGCCGGCACGGTTTGGGACATGAGCATCTTGAGCGCATCGGGCTCGCTACCCGGCACGCCGGCATCCGGCTTGAACGCCCGCATCGTCTATGTGCCGTCGCTGAAAGTCGTTGTGGTGCTGACCAAGAGCGCCGACAACCTACGGTTTATGAGGACAGCATGACCATCGCACTGAACGGCACCACCGGCTACCTGAACCACCCGGCGCGCATTGCCAACAGCTACCCCTTCTCGATGGCTGTGTGGGTGGCGGCGTCAACCGGCGTGAGCAACCAGTTTGCTATCCAGCAGGCACAGAGCAACGGGGACCGCTACGCCTCGGGCTGGTTCACGACCTTCGGCGGGAACCAGCTAGCGACCATCCGCAACCCTGGTAACTCAATCAGCGCCACCAAGACCGCAGCGCCGGCCCTGAGTTCGACCGTCATGCGCCTGCTGATCGTGGTGTTTGAGAGCGCGACCTCGCGCCGCTGCTACTTCGGCTCATCGACTCCAACGACCGACACCGCGACAACCATCGACGACACCAGCAGCCACGACCGCTGCACGCTGGGCGGGTTTTGGGCCAACAGTGCGGGCGCTCCTAGCCTGCTGCTCACTGGGTCGCTGGCCGAGGCCCATTGGTACAGCACAGCACTGACCGGCACCGACTACACCGCGATGGAGGGCGGCACGCTGCCAGAAACTATCGGCGGATGGGTGGATGGGTGGACGCTGGAGACCTTCCAGGCTGGCGGCACCTACACATCCATCGGCGGCTCGCGCACCATGACCGCGGTGGGCGGGGTCAGCGCCAGCGGCATCGGCCACCCCATCACCCGGACATCGCCCGGCGCTTTCTCCGGGTCCATCACGCTCGATGGCGTAACCCTGGCCGGCTCGTTCCAGGGCGTGGCTGCGGGCGCGTTCAGCGGTGCCATCGCGCTCGATGGCGTCACGCTATCCGGCAGCTTCGGCGCAGCCAGTGGCACGCTCACCAGCGAGCCGCTTCGCACCAACAACGGCACGCTGCTCGCCAGCACGGCGCTCGCCTTTGTCTGCGTGTATGACGACACGACCGGCGCCCTCATCACGCGCAAGACCAGCGTGACGACAAACGGCTCTGGAGTGTTCACCGTCACTGACCCTGCCATCGTTGCGGGCGTCACCTATCGCATTGATTGGGAGACTGCAACAGGCCATCGCCGCATGCCAAGGAAGCTCGCCGCATGAGCTGGCTCTGCGACACCACTGAGCTAGTCCCATCGGGCTGGCTATCGTCGCGCTATGCCGGCCACGGCGTGCTGGCCGAGGACATCCCGAGCACCGGCCTGGATGGCCCTAGCGCGCTCTATGGTGCCGTCACCCTGCCCGCTGACAACGGCAAGGAGATTCGCGGCTACATCACCCGCTGGCCGGCTGCGACGCTCGACATCGACGAGGACGGCACGTTTACCTACTCAGGCGGCCCCGATTACTTCGAGTTCCTGCTTGCCGTTGACGGTGTAGACAGCACTGCAAACATCGGCTTCGGTGCAGGCATTAGTCGCATCTGGCTGGGCACCGATGGCGTCACGGTCTACCGCCCGGCTTCTGACATTGTGGTCAATAGCTGGACACCCAGCACCGGCAGCGATCTTTTCGCAATGATCGACGAGACAGTGCTAAACCGCGCTGACTTCATCACCTCGCCCAACCTGACCAACCCAGTAACGATGGGCTGGGGCTCATCGCTTGCTGCAGGCACCTATGACGTATCAGTCGATTTCGACCGCACCGGTACACAAGGGCAATTGCGCATCGTCTTGCTTGACTCTGGCGGCACTGCGGTAGGCACTAGCTCATGGCAGGCCGCCCCTTCTAGCGCAGCGACAACCGTTTTTAGTGTGACCACTACGGGCACATCTGACCGATTCCGAATTGAGGTTCAAGCATGAGCAACATCACCCTAAACCCCGGCTCTGGCGGTTCGACGGTTGCAACGGACATTCACGGTGGCGATCACTACCAAATTAACAAGGTAGCCGGTAACCGCGTCAGTCAGTGGCCGAACTACAGCCCGCCTTCTGACACCTTCCCAAGCCCGCTCAATATCGACGACTTCGGGAGCCTGCAAACACGCGGAGCAGTCCTGACGGACGAGGGGACATTCCGGGTCAACTTCTCCAACACCTCGGTTTTTCTGAGCTTGGGGGCGGTGACTGTCAGCGGCGCGACCGTGACCGGAACGGGCTTCATGTCGCTTGATATGCATATCAACGACTATTTCAAGATTGCGGCTGATGCTGACACCTTCTGCGTGCAGATCGACTCCATCGACAGCGACACGCAGATCACCCTCAAGTCTGCCTACACCGGCTCCGCTTCCGGCACCGGCAACCGCTCACTGGTGCAGCCTTTCACCGGCTCGGGCGGCTCGCAGTCGGTGGCATCGGGTGCGCTCACGCTCACGGCAGGCACGACCGCTACCAGCATTACCGGCATCAAGCGTTACACGGACTACGGCCCGCTCGTCTTCCGCTCCCGCGTCACTGTGTCGCAGCGCATCGCCAACCAAGAAATCCACATCGGGCTGGAAGAAGACGCGGCAACGACTCGGTGGTTTGCTCGCTTCCTTTTGGATGGCACGACAAACACCACGCTCAAGTGCGAGACCGGGCGCAACCCAAGCGGCGCACCTTCGGCATCAGAAACGCAGACCACGACCGTAACGATTCCAAACGGCGCGACCACGGCAACGGCTCGTGATTACCGGGTTGAATTGCTCACTGAGTCGGTGCGCTTCTTCATCGATGGGGTTCTGTTGGCGGAACATGTGAACGTCATCCCGCACCAGCACGACGAAATGACCTCGCATGTGGAGATTCGCAACGGCACCACGCCTGCGAGTTCCACAACGGCAATCATTGATTACCTGACCGGAAAGAACCACAACAAGCTAGAGATCGGCGTGATGAGCGATGCCGAAAAGCTCATTGCCGTCGCCGCGCCCTTGGTGCCGTACTCGTACAGCGTGGCAGGCGTTATCGCGATCAACACTAATTTGATTGAGCTGGACTGCTCGCAGCTTCGCTCCTTGTTCATCCAGTGCAACAGCATGGGAACAACGGGCGTGGTCACGGTGCAATGGGCCAACGATGCCGCGTTTACTGCCCCGATCACTGCAACGCTCTTGAGCGAAGCCGGCGCGACCTCGACCACTTTTAACGCTGCCGTGCTGCGCGTGACCAACGTGATGGCTAGGTACTGCCGCTTACGCCTGACCACGGCCACCACGGCAGGCACGACGACCATTAACGTGTGGGGCTCGCAAGTTCCATATGTACCAATCATCAGCACGCAGCCAGTTAGCGGCACGGTGACCGCCAACATCGGCACCGGCTCGCTTGCAGCGGGTACGAACTTGGCTATGGATGTGGGCTTGCAAGTGCGCGCCAACGCTACCGGCGCGGCAAGCATTCACCACATCGTCAGCGCCGCCACCACGAACGTGGCGCAGATCAAGGCAACCGCTGGCCGCGTTTATGGTTATTGCCTCAGCAACACCACAGCCTCTTGGCGCTATGTGAAGCTGCACAACATCGCCTCGGCCACAGCAGGCGCAGCAGTGGCCATGACTATCGGCCTGCCCCCCAACGGCAAAGCGGAGTGCTACATGGGTCAGGGCATCGGCTTTGCAACGGCCATTAGCAGGTCTATCGTGACAGGCGCAGCAGATGCCGACGCAACGGCAACCGGCGTTGCTGATGTGGTTGGCGATATCTTCTTCGCCTAAGGAGCCGGCGTGCTTCTCTGGCAGCTAAACCTAGAGGCAACCGACCGGATTAGGGTCTACAGCGTCAGCGCGGAAGCAGGCGCAGCGAGTGGGACAACGATCAATGCAGGCCCTGGCAACGCTGGGGCGGTGGGTGTTACTGCGCTAGCCGGCTCGGCCTCGTCGATCAACGCGACCCCGGCAGAGGCAGGCGCGACCGGCTTAACGGTTCAACTTAGCCGCATCTTTGGCGCGCAAGTTGGGGCAGCGATTGCCGCAGGCGTTAAAGCCAACATCCTCATAAACGGGGTGCTTCCACGCAACGCGCAGGGCCTCCGCAAGACCCGATACACCCCGGGGCGGGTGCCTTACGAACTCGCGCAACTCTCGCAGTTCTTGCAGTCAGAGATTGAACGCATCACAGATGGGCTTGAGTCGCCATTCACTCACCAACTGCTAGAGCCTCTGGCAGTGGAGCCGGCGCGCAGATCGACGACACAGGCGATGGTGGTTTATGCAGATGGCACGAATTGGGACCCCGGCAGTGGTGAAGGTATCTACGCCTATTACTCGGGCACATGGACGAAATTGGGCTGATTAGGAGCACACATGGCAACAAGCATTACCGGGCAGGACATGACCAATTGGCTTTGGAAAGGGTCCGACCCAAACACGCAATACCGCACCTATGACCCCAAGACCGGGCAGTTTTCGGCGGACTTTGGCGGCGGCACTGGATGGGGGAGCACGCCAAGGACGAACGGCGAGCTAGGCATTCAAGGCGAGCTTTTCCGCTACCTGCAAGCGATGGGCTACACAGGCCCGCAGGACTCAGGGCAAGCGGTTTGGGATGACATCAACACTCCCGACCCATTGACCGGGGAGTACAAGGACGCGACCGCAGGATTTGAAGCCAGCAAGGCCCGCAATCCCGAGCTTGAAGCGTTCTTACAGGCTAACGGTTTGAGCTTGCAAGAAGGCTTGCAGCACACCCCGGGCGCATCGCAGAAAACGTGGATTCAGCGCCTTGTTGGAGCCGATGGCAACCCGGTAGCAGTGGACGCCTATAACGACCGATACAACGCAGACGACCGCTTTACGAACCTTGTGCAAGCCGGCATCGCTGCGGCGGGTGCTGCGGCTGCGGGCAGTGCGGCGGGCTTGTGGGACTTGGGCGCGGCAGGTGCTGGAACCGGAGCCGGCACAGCGGGCGGCGGGGCAACCCTTGGCGGCGGGGCTTCGGGCGCAGGGGCTGGCTCTCTTGGGGCGCAAGCTCTCCCGCAAGGCATTACCAGCGGGCTAGGACTGAGCAACGCGGCCCCCATTGCCCTCGCTCCTTCGATCACCGGGGCCGGCGCAGCAACAGCCGGCAGTGCAGCAGCGGCCCAAGCGGCAGCGGCGGGCATGGGCGCG